CGACATGACGCGGGTGCCACAGGGCATGCACGAGGTGTTCGTGCCGCCGGGTGCGGCGCGTGGCGTGAAGGCTGAGCCGCATGCGCCGGCCGAGCACGTCCAAGAGCCGAACGACAAGCACCCGCGTCGATGAGCGAACCCGTTCCCGAGGCCGTGGCCGAGGCGCTGGTCGAGTTGGCGCAGCGGCTGGGCGTGATGGAGACCCGCGTGACCGCGCTTGAGGCACTGATGGCCGTGCAGCGCGGCACGCAATCCGCCCACTACGGCGACAGCGAGCCGGTGATCGTCACGCCGGAACCAGCCAAGGAGGCGTAACCCGTGAGCGAAACCATCGCCCCGCCGGGCGAGGGCGAACGGCCCGAACCGGCTGCGACTGAGACCGAGGCCCCCGCGCCGGCCGCTGAAGGCGCTGCGACTGAGACGACCGAGACTACCACCGAAGAGCCGAAGCCGAGTCGGGGCGACAGACGAATTGCCGCCCTCTCGGCGCGGCTGTCAGCGGCCGAGCAGCGCGAGCAACACCAGGCCGCCGAGATCGAGGCGCTGCGCAGCGGGCGCATGCAGCAACCGAACGGCGAACTGAACCTCACACCGGAGCAGCAGGCTTACCTCGACCAGCGTGTCGCCGCCGAGGTGGCTCACCGCGCGGCTCAGGACCGCGCACAGCGGTTCCACGCCGAGGGACGGGCGCAACATGCCGACTGGCAGGAGCGCTGCTCCAGCCTCATGCAGATGGGCGCGGATGCCCAGATCGCCGAGTTGCTGATCGAGATGCCTGAGGGCGTGAAGGTTGCCGCCGCGCTTGCCGACGACCCCGAGGAACTGGAGCGCATCGCGGCGCTGCGAACAGAGCGCGCTCGGGCGATCGAGTTGGGTAAATATGCGGCGGCCAAGGCGGCAGCACCCGCACCGGCACCACGGGTGTCGCGCGCGCCACCGCCGATCCGGCCTGTGACAGGATCTGTTACCTCGACGTTCAACGAATACACCGCCACGCCTGAGCAGTTGACCGAGCACTATGCCAAGCAACTGCGGGAAAAGCGCCTTGGGCGCTGACTGACGCCTGAACCGCCGCGGCCGGTCTATGCCGCTGTGTCGTGCCGAACGCCTGGTCGCTGCGACTTCTGCCTTTCGCGACAGACGGAACGAACGCCCCGAGATCGCGCATCGCGTGAGGGGCCTTTGCATTTCCCTCGTCGCGAAAGGCCACGGCCATGCCCACAAATGCCTCGAATACTTTGATCACGCCTAACATGCTTACGGCCAAAACGTTAGCTATACTCCACCAAAAGCTCAATTTTGTTGGTAGTATTAACCGTGAGTTGACAGTCTAGCTCACGCTAAACCCCGTTAATTGCTGGAAACCCCTTAGAGCCATGTCCGCCACAGCGAAGCCGGAAACAGCAGTCGCGACGGCAGAAAAGTGCCATGGATTGGGCAATCAGCAGCCAAGCCGCTTCCATATGCCTATTAACACAGGTATGATGTTGCGGAAGGTTCAACGACTAGCCGAAAGGCGTAGGGCCGAGCGGCCCGAAAAGCGGGGGTTATACGTGTCAGCAGCCAGGCCATTGGCCGAGCGGTTTGCCGAGAAGGTCAAGCCGCACAAGAGTGGGTGCCATCACTGGATCGGCAGCATTATGCCGAACGGTTATGGGCAAATCCACTCGAACGGTCGCACGGCTTATGCTCATCGCGTCGCATGGGAACTGGCCAATGGGCCGATACCGGATGGCGCATTCGTACTCCATACCTGCGATAATCGGCGTTGCGTGAATCCAGACCATCTGTGGACTGGTAGCTATCTCGACAACATCAGCGACATGAACGTCAAGCTGCGTCATGCTCATGGTGCCAAGAATGGCCATGCAATCCTAACCGTTGCGCAAGTCAGGCTGATACGAGTGATGGGCGGCACCCAGAATGAGATTGCGGAATACTTCGGGGTTTCTCAAGGCCTCGTCTCAATGATCCGCTCTCGCCGCATCTGGAAGCACGTGTAATAAGATATAGTCTGTTCTGGCGGGAAACCGTCAGCAGCCGCAAGGCGGATCGGGCACTAGCGCACCCGGTTGAACATCAAAGATGATGACAGCTTCGCGCAGACCGGTGCCAAGATCGGCCAGACGCTGCGCATTCGCATCCCCAACCAATACGTCATCCGCCGCGACACGATGACGCTGGCGCCGCAGAACACCATTGAGAACTCGGTCACGCTCACGGTCAGCAGCGTGTCCGGTGTGGACATGGCCTTCAACACCACTGACCTAACGATGAGCATGGACCGCTTTACCGAGCGCTACATCGAGCCAGCAGCCGCGATCATCGCCGCCGACATCGAAAGCCGCTCGCTCGGCGTGTTCACACAGGTGTGGAACCAGGTGACGGGCGGTGGCGCCCCGCAGACGTTCAAGAACGTCCTGGCGGCCCGCAAGGTGCTGCTCGACAACCTCACGCCACAGTCCAAGCAGTGGCAACTGCGCATAAATACGCAGGACAACGTGGATATGGTGGACAGCCTGAAGGGCTTGTTCCAGCAGTCAACACAGATTGCCAGCCAATACACCGACGGCGTGATGGGCACCACGGCTGGGTTCGAGTGGGCGGAGAATACCCACCTGAGCACATACACCAGGGGCGCCGGCGCGGGTTACACCGTCAACTCCCTGGGTGGCTCTCAGCTTACCGTGCAGGCCGGCACAGGCGCCTCGAAAATTGGCGACATCTTCACTGTGGCCGGCGTCAACCGCGTGCATCCCGAGACCAAGGTGGACAGCGGCGTGCTGCAGCAGTTCGTCAATCTCAGCACCAATGCCGGTGGCGCTGCCACGTGGACGATCGCGCCAACGCCCGTCGCCACCGGTGCCCTGCAGAACGTCACCGCACTGCCCGCGTCCGGCAATGCCATCACCTTCGCAGGCACGGCGAGCACGGCCAGCGGCATCAGCCTCGCGTACCACCCAGATTTTGCTACGTTCGCTTCCGCTGATCTGGAGATGCCAAGAGGTGTTGATATGGCCTCGCGCGCTCAGAAGGACGGTATCTCTATCAGGCTCGTGCGGCAATACGACATCAACAACGACTTCCTGCCGACCCGTCTCGACGTGCTCTGGGGCATCAGCGTCATCCGTCCGCAACTCGCCTGCCGTCTCGCGGCGAACTGAGGGAGGCGGTCATGGCAATCTCACCCGGCACGCGTATGCACGACGGCGCGGAGCTTGAGGCGGCCTACGGCGGCAGTACGATTACTGCCGTCACGCCGCTGACCGGCACCACCGTCGCATTCGCGGCCAATCAGACGCTGATGTTCATCAATCCTGCCGGCACCATCGCGGCGCTGACGGTGCTGCTGCCGCCTAACCCCACACAGGGCCAGCGGGCGGCCATGTCGTTCGGGCAGATCGTCACCGCGCTGACCGTGCAAACAGCCACAGGCGGCGCTGTGGGGAGCACGGCGGGGGCGATCGGCCAGGAGATCTCCTACCGCTACGTCAGCGGCGCCTGGGCGCTGTGGGACTAGCCGCGTGGCGATCAACACGGCCGGCGATCTGGTGACGTTCGCGCTGCGTGCGAGCGGCGTGTCTGGCGTCGGCCAGACGCCGCGGGCAGAGGACAGCCAGGACGGCCTCGATATGCTCAACATGCTGCTCGCCGAGTGGCAGTTGAACCGCTGGCTGGTGTTCGATCTGGTCGAGGCGGTGGCGACCGGTAGCGCGGTCGCTGCCTACACCGTGGGCGCTGCCGGGACGTTCGTGCTGTCCCAGGCGGGGCAGCGGCCGGATCGTATCGACAGCGCCACGGCGCGGCTGATCTCCACCGGGGCAGATACCCCGCTCTATCCGTTCATGGCGCGCGAGGGCTACGACCGCATTGCCACCAAGGCGCTGCCAGGCCCGCCCGAGGCGTATTTTTACGACGCGACGGCCGGCGCCACTGGCACGGTGTATTTCTATCCGGTGCCCGATGCCACGTGGTCGCTGCGCATCAAGGCCAAGGCGTCGCTCGGGCAGTTCTCGGCGCTCACCGATCCGATCACGCTGCCGCTGCAATACAAGACGGCGATGCTGTGGAACCTGGCACAGTCGCTGCGGCCGATCTACGGGCTCGCCGACGAGCCGAGTGTGTCGGCTAAGGCGGCGGCGGCGTTGATGGCGATCGGTGGGGCGGGTGCGCAGATGGCGCAGGCGCAGATGCCGATGCAATCGCACCGGGCCGGCAATTACTCGCACGTCGTCTCCGCACAGCCACCCGCACCACAGGCAACACAATGAGCGGCAGAGATCCCGGCTGGCTGGAAGGCTATGTGCCGTCGGCGGACGAGTGGAATGGCTGGTGGGCGCGTAAGCTAGACGCGGACACCACGATAGTTGGTGGACCATTCCTGCCGCTTACAGGCGGTACAGTGGTTGGAACCACGACGTTTAGTGGCGCACCAGCCATCCATGTCAGCGGTGCGGCTGGTAGCTATCGCACGCTCCGCTTTGATACGGCGGGTGTGGCGCGATTCAGCATCGGGCTGGATAACACCACCGAGACCGGCACTGCCAACGCTGGCAGCAATATTGCCATGACATCCTTCACGGATGCTGGGGCGAATCTCAACACCAATCTGCTGACGATCAATCGCAACAGCGGACGCCTCACGCTCAATGCGCCGCTTGCCCTCAACGCCAACATGAATGCCGGATTTGCCGCGGGAAACACCTCCGGCATCTGGCAGCAATGTGCCTTCACAGGCACGACAAGCCTTGGTCCGCTCGCATCGTTCAACCAGTGGGCGGTGAACAGCGATACCATGGCCTACACCGGCCAGGGATTATTTCTGCACGGCATTACCTACAATTTTGGTGGCACCGGCTACACCGGCAATCGCGGCGGCCTGCTGGTTGTGATGACGCAGACCGGCCCCGCCAGCGGACTGTCCGGCAACGGCGGCATCGTCTGCGCTCAGATGGGCGGCGTAATCAACAACACGCTGGGCGGCGTGCCAGGAGCGGCACAGGGCGGCATATTCGGCCTCAACATCTATAACAAATTCACCGCCGGCGCGGCCAATGTCATCGGTTCGGTGGGGCTGGAAATCGATATCGAGTCGGCCGCCGGATCGTCATATCAATATCAGACCGGCATTCAGATTGTCGCCACGCTGGCCCATAAGCAGCCAGCCGGCATACGTTCCGCGGGATACGTTCTGGCCGGTCAGACCGATACTATCGGGTTGGATTACGGGTTTTTCGCCAACAGTTGGGGATTGCAGTCGGGCAGCACTTTCCTGATGGCGGATTGGGCGGCGGACAATCCTGCCTGGACAATGGCTCGTGGTATCGATCTGAGGGCGCCCACCTTCACGAGTGACGCCATTGCCTCGGCTGGGTTTGCGGTTAATCCGATCGGACGTGTGCGTGTCGGCACTGGCTATATCGACCCGATCAGCACTGGTCTCAGCATTCACGCCGACGGGGCGGTAAGCACCGCGGGGACGCTCACCGGCTCGGTGACAACAGCCTATGCGTCGGACGGCAACCACTATTTCGCCGAAGATCCCTACGGCGGCGTGTGGGAGATGACATTCCTGTCCGGCAGCACCACGATTACCGCGATAACGCAGAAATCCGCCGGCTATGTGCAAGGAGCGCCACCGGCCAATCCGATCACATTGACGCCGCGCGGTGGTCTCAAGCGGTTCGTTCCTGGCGCGATCACGGCAAATCTGACGTGGGACACGACACGCAACGCGCTGTCATTGCAGCCGAGCGGCGGCACCACGACGGTCGGCGGGCCGCTGCTGCTCGCCGCAGATCCAACCGCGCCTCTCGGGGCCTGCACCAAGCAATATGCGGAGGGGCTGATGGCTCTGAGTGGCGTTACCAAGACAGACCGCTCCGGTGTGATCGCGCTCGGCGGCCAGGCACAGCAACTCATGGCGGCAAATAGCGCGCGCAAGGGATGGTCGTTTCAGAACAAATCCACCGCCGATATGTATTTCAACGATCTTGGCAATACCGCCAGCGCGTCGGCGAACAACGCCACATACCTGCCGGCGGGCGCCTACTACGAGGCCGAACCCGGCGGCGCCTCTGTCGCGGCAGTCTCGGTGTTCTGCG